TTAAGCGCTTTATCGAAATCGAAGGGCTGGGACATGTGTCATTCCTTTTTGATTGTATATTACTGGAATGACACAGAATTTCTAACACTCCCGAATCCTACGGTGCGACCGATGACGACCGCTGGTTTGCGCTGTCAGATCCGAAAGAAACCCAGATGCGTAATGCGCTACTGGAGGAGTCATCTTTCCTGAATCTGTTGACGGTTGCTGATGTGGATCAGTTACAGGGGCAGGTGGTTCCGGTTGGCAGTTCTGGCCTGTATACCGGGCGTGTGCTGGATGGCCGTTTCCGTAAAAAAGTGGGCGTCAGCGGCAATGATTACAGGCTGGTCGAAACAGATTCGTGTGCCGCACTGACCTGGCAGTTGCTTTCTGTCTGGGCGAATGCCGGCGATGAAAACGAGTTTTTCCAGCGTGTCCAGGAGTTCACCAATCAGGCGTTTGCGCTGGATATGCTGCGTATCGGGTTTAATGGTACCAAAGTGGCAGAAACCACAAATGCGGAAACCAACCCGAACGGCGAGGATGTGAACAAGGGCTGGCATCAAATCGTTAAAGAGTGGAAGGATGGCCAGCAGATCATCACTGATAAGGTTGTGCTGGACGGTGACGGTAAAGGTGACTACGTGTCGCTGGATGCGATGGCATCCGATCTTATCAATGCCAAAATTCCGGCACAGTACCGTAATGATCCGCGTCTGGTGGTTCTGGTAGGTGCTGACCTGGTGGCGGCGGAGTCGTTCCGTCTGTATCAGAAAGCTGATAAACCCACTGAAAAGATTGCGGCACAGCTGCTGTCTGACAGTATCGCCGGCCGTACGGCTTATGTTCCTCCGTTTATGCCAGGCAAGCGCATGATTGTTACCACACTGCCTAACCTGCATATCTACACCCAGCGCGGTACGCGTCAGCGTAAAGCGGAGTTTGTGGAAGATCGCAAGCAGTATGAAAACAAATACCTGCGTAATGAAGGCTATGCCGTGGAATATCCGGAACTGTATGCCGCATTTGACGAAAGCGCGGTAACGATTGGGGCAACGGCTGCACCGTCAGCAGGCGCATAACGGGGGAAATAATGCAGTTGTCACCGGCACAGCGACACAGCGCGCGTATTGCAGTAGAACGGCTGCTGCGTCAGCAACAATCTCTCGACAGTGAAACCAGTCTGCACGTCCAGATTGCGGCACTGGAAAAGGATGTGGCAGCGGCCGCAGCGATTAGCAACCGTGCGGAGCGCATGGAGTTCAAGCGTGATGTGCTGTTGCCCCGCTGGATGCCGACCGCACAAACCTGGCTGGAAAGTGACAGCATGCATCAGAATCCCGTTTTTGCCTGGTGTGTCATCTGGCTGTTTGATACCGGCCAGTTCGATCAGGCGCTGGACTGGGCGGATGTGGCCATCGAACGGGGGCAGGAAACCCCGGCCGCGTTCGGCAGTGCGTTCCCGGTGTTTGTGGCCGATACGGTACTGGCCTGGGCGGAGACGGAAGCCGCACAGGGGCAGGATGTGGAGCCGTATTTCAGCCGCACGCTGGGAAACGTTATGCAGCACTGGAATATGTATGAGGTCATCAAGGCCAAATATGTGAAATTTGCCGGTCTGCACCTGCTACGCGATGAGAACGGAGAGCCACGCGCAGCGGCAACGGAAGACAGGGATGTATTGCTCCGGGCGAAGGATTTGCTGGAGCAGGCGAAGGGATTCGACCCTAAATGTGGTGTCGGCACGATGTTGCAGCGCATTGCTGCACGTCTGCGGGCGCTGGATAAGTAATCACAGGCTACCGACCCGAAAGCGGGCGCGGTGGAGGGGAGCGCATCAGCGTATCGCCCGTGGAAACCGGCCAGCCCGCTTTTTTCCGGAGGAACAGGATGTTCAGCGGAACTGCAATTGATTTTGATGATGCCATTCTGACTAATGATGGCTTCTGGCCAGACCTGAGCGTGAAGGATTTTCAGTCCCAGCGTGCTATTCCTGCCGATATCGACGCAGCCACCATCCGTCAGGCGCTGCTGACCGCAGCCGGTGAAATCAATGATGATCTGGTCAGGGTAGTGGCGGATTGTCGCCTCAGTGGCCATGCAAGCGCGGCGGACGTTCCGGGCGTTGAGATTGACGGTGAAAATCTGTTGTGCGCCCGTTACCGCAAGGCTGTTTTTGCCCGCGCCAAAGCTGACCTGATGGGCGAATTTGCGTCTGTTGGGCGCCGTGAAAGCCATCCTGGGCAGGAAAGCGATGAAACCCGCTCCAGTCTGATAGCGGAATCCACGCTGGCGGTACGGCGTATCAAAGGGCTGAAACGCATCACGGTGGCCATGATATGAGCCAGCTTACCGAATTAACGGATTTTCTCATTGCGAACATGCCCAGACGGGCAATGCAGGGATTTGACAGCCAGATGGATGAAATCGCATTCATCCCGGCACAGCGTGACACCGGGCTGGGGCAGTATCGCATTGCCATCATTCGTTATAACGCCGTGCTGACGTGGGAGCGTTATCCCTACCGTGAGTACGATCCCAAAATTCTGATGGCGTTATTTATGTCGTGGCTTTGTCAGGATGAGCGGGCGCTCTTTGAGGAAACCGGCATTGATGCCGAATTACCTGAATTTGATATCGAAACCATCGACCAGGAAACCGCCATTATGGTGGTGACGCTGCCAATGGTGGAGGAACTGAATCTGATCCCCGATCCCAAAGGTCAGATCCCGTTTGATGGCCAGCGCTGGAAGCTGGCAAACCCCGAAGTCTGGACGGCGGATGAGGTGACGGTGATCCCCGTCAATGAGGGGGATGGATGATAAATGGCGAACTGAACCAGGAACAGTTCCGCCAGCTACAGGAGGCGCTGAAAAAGCTGGATTTGCCTCCTGCCAGACGTCGCCGGCTGTTGTGGCGCATGGCGAAATACGGCGTGGAAGCCGCAGCAAAGCGCAATGTGCGCAACCAGCAGTCACCGGAGGGGGATAAGTGGCAGGGGAGACAGACCCGGCGTAAAGGCAAGATGTTGCGCAATATGCCGAAACTTATCCGCATCCGTGAAATGCCGGAAACGGATTCCGTCAGGTTGTATCTGGCTGGTGGCCATTACCGGAATGCGAAGGGAAATCTGCCTGCCGGCGTGGTGGGTTATGTCCAGCAGAATGGCATGAGCGTAACCGTCAACCGCAGGCAGGTGGAAGGCCGTGAGCAGGGGGATAAACCTGCATCACTGCGACAGGCGAAACGTCTGCGTAAGGCCGGGTATAAAGTCAGGCGAGGCAAGCGCTGGCGTAAGCCCGGTTATAAGGAAATACAGGAAAAAATGACCGCCAGACAGGCAGGTTTGCTTATCCGGATACTGGAGGACAAACCGGTCAAAACATCCTGGCAGATTGATTTACCTGCCAGGGCGTTTCTGGGGATAGGTCAGGATGATTTTAACAGATCGCTGGCACGACAGCTTCAGGCTATCGGGTTCGGCTGGGATGTTAACGCGCAGGATATCAGGGGGAGAGCATGACCTGGCCAATCGTAACCGTTAACCAGGTAAACCAGTTACTGGGTGAAACCAAAGAGGTGGAACGCACGTTGCTGTTTATCGGTACGGGTACCAAAAATGTGGGAAAAACTCTGGCTGTTAATGCACAGAGTGACTTTAACGCGCTACTGGGTGAGGGAAACAGTCCGTTAAAAAGTGATGTACTGGCTGCACTGGCGAACGCCGGGCAGAACTGGTGGGGGTTCATCCATGTGCTGGCTGCTGACAGTGAGTCAGGGGCGTGGGTTGATGCCGTCAAAGCTGCACAGGCTTCCTGTTCGGTGGAAGGTGTGGTGCTGTCGGATGATGTGGCTGCAAAAGAGCAGATTAACCAGGCGGCAACGTTGCGATCCGAACTGATTGCAAAATACGGTCGCTGGGTGTGGTTCATTCTGGCCGTACAGGGTATGCAGGAGGATGAATCACAGGCGGATTATCTGAAACGTCTGTCCACCCTTCAGCAGGGTATTGCTGAAAAAGCGGTGCAGCTGGTTCCGCGTCTCTGGGGGAATGAACCGGGTGTTCTGGCCGGTCGCCTCTGTAATCGCGCTGTTACCATCGCTGACAGTCCGGCGCGGGTAAAAACCGGGCCGTTACTGAATCTGGGCAGCGATGAACTGCCGAAAGATGGGGCAGGGGCAACGCTGGGGCTGGCTACCCTTCAGGCGCTGGAGGCACAGCGCTACAGCGTGCCGATGTGGTATCCGGACTATGACGGCTTTTACTGGGCTGACGGTCGCACGCTGGATGTGGAAGGAGGTGATTATCAGTCCATTGAGACGCTGCGTATTGTGGACAAGGCCGCCCGTCGTGTCCGTCTGCTGGCTATCGGTAAGATTGCCGATCGCTCCCTGAACAGTACACCGGGAAGCATTGCCGCACACCAGACGCTGTTTGCCCGTCCGCTGCGTGAAATGTCCACGGCGGTCAGCATTAACGGTGTGTCATTTCCGGGCGAAGTGAAGCCACCGCAGGACGGTGACGTGACCATTGTCTGGAAGAACAAAAAGGCGGTGGATATCTACATTGTGGTGCGTACGTATGAAGTACCACTGCAAATCACCATCAGTCTGTTACTGGATGCGAGTCTGGAGGCCAGCGCATGACCAAACGTATTTCAGGGATGTCCTTTGACGTCTACGTGGACGGCGACCTGATCCACATTGAAAAAATTTCGCTGGATATCACCGACAACAGCGCCGCAGCTCAGACACGCGGTGTACCTGACGGCTATGTCGACGGCGATGTGGCCGCAGAGGGTGAAATTGAAGTCAGTTCAAAAGTGCTTCAGGTACTGACGGCCAAAGCCCGTTCAGCCGGTTCATGGCGGGGCATTCCCCCTGTGGACTTCCTTTTTTACGCCAAAGCCGGCAGCGAAGAAATGAAGGTGGAAACCTTCGGTAATAAGCTCCAGCTCAATAGTGTACTGGATGTTGATCCGAAGGGCAGCAGCGTGTCCACCCATAAAATTAAATACTTCGTGACCAGTCCGAAGTTCGTCAACATCAACGGCGTTCCGTATCTGGAAGCGGAGGCCACGGAAAACCTGATTGGATAAGGGGCAGCAGGGATGCAGGACTATGAAAAGGGATTTATTGCCCTTGTGGTTATGGGGGGGCTGATTGCACTGGGGAAACTACTTAACAGTGACGAGCCGATTACCCTTCGTCTGGTGGCCGGCCGTGTCATTGTCGGGGCCGGGTTATCTGTTATTGCCGGCGTTGCTCTTTACTTTGTACCAAATATTCATCCGCTGGCATTGCTGGGATTTGGTTCTGGTCTGGGGATTCTGGGACAAAACGTGGTGGAAGCATGGTTACGTAAACGTGGATTTGCCGGAATTTTGGGCAAGGGGGTGACAAAGTGACACTGAGCGAAAAACAACAGTTGTTTACCATTATGGTGGCAAATCTGATCCACTGGGCAGAAGAACACGGCTACCGGCTGACGTTCGGGGAGGCTTACCGCACGCCGGAACAGGCGGCGCTGAACGCTAAAAAGGGTAGCGGTATTACCAACAGTCTGCATACCCGGCGTCTGGCGGTGGATTTTAACCTGTTTGTTAACGGCCAGTACCAGACCCGCACAGAGGATTACCTGCCGCTGGGCGAATACTGGGAGTCACTGGGCGGCAGCTGGGGCGGGCGCTTCAAATCCAGGCCGGACGGCAATCATTTCAGTCTGGAACATGACGGGGTTCGCTGATGGATCGTGTGGTAGCGGGCTGGCTTGTGACGGTTGTTCTGGCCTTCTGGGCAGGCTGGAAGGCGGCTAACTGGCAGCGTGACAGTATCGATCTGGCCATCAGCCGGTCAGCCAGCGCTACCGGGGAAACGCTGGCGAGCGTGGCCAGTGAATCCGGGCGAAAACTGGAAGAACAACTGGAGGCTTTGAAAAATGCGCCGCCGCGTGAAATTCGTACGGAGGTGGTTAAACCGGTGTTTACTAACGTGTGCCTGTCTGATGACTTTGTCCGCATGTACAACGACGCCGTCACCAGTACCGAACGTACGTTATCAGGAAAACCTGAAAACTAAATGTGCCACGCAGCTGCCGCGCCTGAATGGCACGCAGGGAAAAGATGCGGCGGAATTACTGACACTTTATCTGGAGTTATACGGGCAGTGTGCTGCACGTCATAACACGCTGGTTGATGAAATTAATTTAAGAGAGAATATTATTTATGGAAAAAATTAATCTGGTTGTATGTAAGAAAGAAATTACGTTTGAACCAAATCAGACGGCTTATAATAAATTCATCAATGAAATGGCGATGGATAATAAAGTGGCTCCAGCCCATAGTTATCTTATGCGTATTGTTGTACCAGAGTGTAAAGAAGCGCTGGAAGATATTCTGAAACGTCCGGGGGCAGCGCTTCAACTTGCAGGGAAAATCAATGAGCTTTATGCGCCAGAACTGGAAATTGAAGTAAAAAACTGACAAAGCGAGTCCGGTCAATCGAACAGAACGGACTCGAACAATATCTGATTTTACGGCGTCATTATTTACCGCACGGTCAGGATTCCGTGGATGATATTTCCGCCGCTATCTGGCTGGATAATCGCCACTGGGAAAATACGCGCATAGCGGTTGCTAACGGAATAAGCACCGCATTTAAAGGTTCAGGATGAAACAGTTAGATTTTACATTAAGCCTGATTGATAAACTGACGCGCCCGTTAAAGCAGGTGCAGAGCAGTGTCACAGGCTTTGCGGAAAAATCGAAAGCGGCCTTTACGCAGATTGGGGGCGGTGCGCTGGCTTTAGCCGGCACAGGGATGGCCATCAAAGGGGCGTTATCGCCGGCTATTGAGATGTATGACGCACTGAATGACGCTGCGGCAAAAGGGATTGATGATCAGGCTTTAAAGGCTGTCCAGCGTGATGCGCTGCGGTTCAGTATGACCTACGGTGCCAGCGCGGTGGAGTTTGTTAAGTCCACAGAAAATATTAATGCCTCCATTGCCGGCCTCGCCGGTAATGAGCTGCCGAAAGTGACAAAAGTTGCTAATACCCTGGCATTTGCCCTGAGATCCACATCTGCCGAAACGGCGGAATTTATGGGGCAGATGTTCGGTAACTTTTCCGCTGATGCGGAGCGTCTGGGCAAGGTTCAGTTCGCTGAGCAGCTGGCCGGAAAAATGGTGTATATGCGCAAGGTCTTCGGTACCGAAATGGGCACTATCAAAGACCTGATGGAAGGGGCGCGGGGCGTTGGTACCAACTACGGCGTCGGACTGGATGAACAGCTGGCCGTACTGGGGCAGCTTAACCGCACGCTGGGAACGGAAGCCAGCAGCGCTTACGAAGGCTTCATGACCGGAGCCATTGAGGGCGGTAAAAAGCTGGGGCTGTCCTTTACGGATGCCACCGGCAAAATGCTGTCCATGCCTGAAATGCTGATCAAGTTACAGGGCAAGTATGGCAAAAGTCTGGAAGGGAACCTGAAAGCACAGGCGGAGCTGGATGCGGCATTTGGTGACAGTTCGGCGGTGGTGAAACACCTGTACGGCAATGTGGCCTTACTGCAACGTAACATCACTGAGCTGGGCGGTTCTGACGGGCTGAAGCGTACACAGGAGATGGCCGGCAAACTGGTGAAACCGTGGGATCGCTTTGTACAGATCCTTAAGTCTGTTCAGACCGTCATTGGACTGACGTTGATCCCCGTTCTGTATCCGGTGCTGAACCGCCTGGCTGATATGGGACAGACCTTTGCCCGCTGGATGCAGTTGTTTCCCAACATTGCGCGTGTTATCGGTTATGCGGCTATGGCGTTGTTGGGGTTTGCTGCTGCCGGCGCAATAGCTAACATCGTTCTGGGCGTCTCAAAACTTATTAAGCTGGGTGCGATTGCTCTCTGGAAGACACTGACTTCAGTCACGAAGATATACACCGCCACCGTCTGGATTGCCTCAAAAGCTGTAGCGGCATGGAATCTGACGCTTAAATTTCTGCGTGGTACGCTTCTTGCGGTTCGTATGGCGGCAATTATGGCCGGAATTGGCATAAATCTGATGAGCTGGCCGGTTCTGCTGGTTATTGGTGCGATTGGCCTGCTGGCAGCAGGGTGTTATCTGCTGATTAAACACTGGGACGATGTACAGGCGGCGGTGATGAATACGGCAGCGTTTACCGCTGTGGCTGGCGTTGTCGAATGGCTTGCCGGTGTGTTCTCGACGGCATGGCAATGGATTAAGGACGGCTGGAACGGCTTTATTAATCTGCTGACGGGATTTTCACCTTCACAGGCATTAAGCGGGATGGCCGGTGGTATTGTATCCATGTTTGATAATATCTGGCAGTCCGTTAAAGGTAGCTTCCTGAAATCATGGAACTGGATTGTAGAAAAGTTGAATAAAATACCCGGTGTCAATATTTCGCTGGCTAACGAGTCACCTCCGGCACTGACAACAAATACGCTTTCTACTGGTGGAGAATTAAAAGGAATTGATAAAGGTGGTATTAGTAAATCTGTCAGTAATAACTCAAGGGCTGTGACGGATAACAGTCGGAAAATTAATACTGTCAATATCTATCCAAAAGAAATGATAACGCCGGGGCAGTTAATGGAGTTTCAGGAGCTGGGCGTATGAATGAAATCCTGTATGTTGATTTATTAATTCAGGGAAATGACTTTGTCCTGAATACCGGTAATGAACCTGAATTATGTAATAACCGTAAAAGTATCGGGCAGGACATTATTCATTCCATTATTGAAAGCGGTCTGGCGACGGAATTAATTGCCGAGAGAAGCCCGACCATGCGGGCAGATATTTTTACCCGTATGGAATTACTGATTGAGGATGATGAACGTATCGTTCCGGGAACAGTGGAAATCGGTGAAGAAAGCCGGACACGGTTGTGGATCACGGCCAGCACTTATGACTTCGGCGGAATATCGGTACAGGTGGATTTATGACGGAAAAGCCACAGGTTGACTTTGAAGAGGTGGTGAAAGCCAGCGGTATGCCGGTGACGGAAGAAGAGATTCGCGATCGCTTTAATGCCATTGCGACGGAGGAGGGGATTATCACGAATACCTCCCGTATGTCTCCGTTCTGGCGACTGGTCACGGCCATTGTAACCGCGCCGGTGATGTGGCTGAAGGAGGTTCTGATCTCCACCGTACTGGCCAATATGTTTGTGGCCACGGCCAGTGGAAGCATGTTACGGCTGCTGGCATGGGCGGTGAATATCACGCCGAAGCCCGCCAGCGCTGCACAGGGCGTTATCCGTTTTTACAAGGAAGACGCCAGCGCCGTGGTGACGGTGAAGGCCGGAACGGTGATACAGACAGAACGTATTAACGGCAGGGTGTATGAACTGGCCATCACGGAAGATGTGGTGATTGCCTCCGGTACCGCCAGCGCACTGCTGCCGGTAAAGGCAACGGGAACGGGCGGCGCATATAACCTTGCGCCGGGATATTACCGCATTCTGCCGGTGGCCGTGGACGGCATCAGCCATGTGGCCAGTGAAGAAAACTGGCTGACCGTACCGGGCGCGGATGAGGAAAGCGATGATGAACTGCGTGAGCGTTGCCGTAACCAGTTTAACCTGGTGGGCAACTACCATACGGACGCGGTGTACCGGTCGATGATAGCCGGTGTTGCCGGACTGAGCATTGACCGGATTTTCTTTGAGCACGAAGCACCGAGGGGGCCGGGGACAGCCAACGCCTATTTATTGCTGGACAGCGGCGTGGCTTCTGCGCCGTTTGTGGATGCCGTGAATGACTATATCAACACGCAGGGGCATCACGGCCACGGGGACGATATGCAGTGTTATGCCATGCCGGAAACCCTGCACGATCTGGCGGTCACTGTCTGGGTCAGGAACCTGAACAACATCAGTGATGATGAACAGAAGCGCCTGAAGGACGGTATTGAAAACCTGATCCGGTGCGCCTTCCGGGAAAATACGGACTATGACGTCAGAAGGACGTGGCCGTATTCACGGTTCTCCTTCTCGCAGCTGGGGCGCGAAATCCATAAAAATTTTCCGGTAACAGAATCGCTGAATTTTTCGCTGGATGACATTGCCAGTGAGCTGAATGTGCCGCGCCTGAAATCGCTTGTGGTGAGTATTGAGAATGAATGAGTTCATGAAAAAACTGGCCGGAATGGTACTTCCCTCCTGGATGGACAGGGGCGAGCCGCGAAAACTGCTGCAAACGGCGCGGCAATTCTGGGCGGAGGTGTACGGCTGGGTGACGTGGCCACTGAACCAGTTTGATCCGCTGACCTGTACACCGGCGTTACTTAACCTGCTGGCGTATGACCGGGACATTTCCCGCTTTGACGGGGAGCCGCTGGAACTGTTCCGCAGGCGTGTGGCGTATGCCTTCGTGAATGCGCGTGACGCCGGTTCTGTTGAGGGATTTATCAGTATCTTTGAGCGTCTGGGGATCGGGTACGTCGAACTGCTGGAGCGCCAGCCGGGAATTGACTGGGATGTGATTCAGGTTCGCGTCACGGACAGCCAGATTGCGGATAACACGCAGCTGATGATCCAGATTATCCGGCAGTACGGGCGGACATGCCGCCGTTACCAGTTTGAAGTGATCACGTCCGAACGGCTGACTATACGGGCGGGATGGGATCAGGGGGAATATGTGGTTTATCCGGCAGCACTGAGCGGTACGGAAACCAGCAGCGCGACGTACAGCGCAGGGTTATAAGGGGATTATATGTCACAGACAACAATTACACTGGCATTTGAACAGTGGAAAGCGCAGCAGGGAACCACGGGTGAGTCTGTTCTGCTGGATGAATTTGTATTCGCTAATGTGCCGGCACTTGACCCGGATCAGCCGGTTGACCGCAATGAAACCCTGCCACCGGCTGAACAGATTGTTTACCGGCAGGCCGTCAGCCGTAAGGGCGTGGTGAATGACAACGCTGTGGTGCATTCCGTCGTACTGGGGGCGGATGTGGGGGATTTTTCCTTTAACTGGATTGGTCTGATTAATAAGGCCAGCGGTACGCTGGCAATGATTGTTCATGCGCCATTACAGCAAAAACTTAAAACAGCTGAAGGGCAACAGGGGAACGTGCTTACGCGCTCGTTTCTGATGGAATATAACGGCGCACAGGCTGAAACCGGAATTAATACGCCTGCCGAGACCTGGCAGATTGACTTTACCGCGCGTATGGCCGGAATGGACGAGCGCCAGCGCCTGGAAAATATCGACATCTTCGGGGCGGCGGCGTTTTTTGGTGAGGGCTATCTGGTCGGGAAAAGCGGGAATCAGTTTTATGTGACCAAAGGTACCGGCTATGTGGCTGGGCTGCGTACAACGCTTGCAGAAAACCTGAATATTACCGTGACAACCAGGCCGGTCAAAGTCTGGCTGGATGTATGCTGGACTGGAACACTTACCAGCGTGTGGGGTGTGCAGTCCCGTATTACGGTTGCTGACAACCTGGCGGATTATGTGCAGAACGGCGTACAGCATTATGTGTTTGCGGTGGCGGGTATTGATGAAAACGGCAATATTACGGATTTACGCCCGAAAGGGACGCTGAATGAGCAACAGGCCAGCGATGCGCTGAGAAAACACGAACAATCCCGTAACCATCCGGACGCCACAACCCGCGAAAAAGGGTTTGTACGGTTAAGCAGTGATACGAACAGTGAGTCGGAATCACTGGCCGCAACGCCGAAAGCGGTTAAAGCGGCTATGGATAATGCGAACGGGCGTGTCCCGTCAGACCGTAAGGTCAATGGGCATCCATTATCCGGGGATATCACCCTGTGGGCGTCAGATGTGAAGGCTATTTCCGCCGATGCCATTGGACAGATTACCGATAACGGCACGATGGCATCAGCTAATACTCCAGGATGGTGGCGGGTGGCGGTGTCGAATTCTGATACGGTCGCTGATTTTCCGGCCTATCCGGATGGCAGCAAGCTGTACAGCTACGGATATATGTTTGTTGAGAAAATCGGGGAAGTCTGGTTTCAGCACTATTACGCGCATATGGGCGCGAACGCAAAGCGCCAGGACTGGGGAACGGTACCGAATACCAGCCGCCCGTGGGTTATTGACTACAACACCGCAAATAAACCTTCAGCCGGTGATGTGGGTGCATTGCCGATTACCGGGGGGCGGATTAACGGGTCTTTAGGTATTGGTACTGATAATGCGCTGGGTGGAAGCTCAATTGTATTCGGCGATAACGATACCGGGTTTAAGTGGCACAGTGACGGCGTTCTGGGTATTTATGCCAATAATGCCCAGGTCGGTTATATCGACAATTCCGGGTTGCACATGCTGGCAGATATTCGCGCTACTGGTATCGTGCGTGCCGGCAACGGAAAAACACTGACGTTATCGAGTGGTAACAATTCTGCACTGAATGCCGGTTTTAGTCTGTGGGGCGGTGGAGAACGTCCAACAGTCATTGAGCTTAGCGACGATCAGGGATGGCATTTATACAGCCAGCGAAGGCCAGACGGTGGAATTGAGCTGAGTGTAAACGGCAATATTTACCCTGGTAATTACAGTAATTTTGACGCCCGCTACGTCCAGAATATCCAGCGCGGTGCTCCAGTATGGCCTGGTAAAGTAGATGAATATGGTCCCAATGAAGCGCCTGCCGGCTGTTTTTTAACACAGGCAAGACACGATCCTACCACCGCCTATGGTGTCACATTCGCGTACAGGCCATTGCAGATGTTTATCAACGGTGCGTGGCGAACCATTAACGGCTAATGATCTGAAGGGATATGATGGAGCTAAAAAACGTAGTTATTTATTCACCTGAAAAAAAGCCAGTCGGTGATGCTTTTCTGTATTTTTGCAGCGAAGACGGAAAAGACTTTTATGATTCGCTGGATAAGTTCACGAAAAAATACAAGCTGTGCATTGACCCGGATACAGGTATTGTCCGTTCTGTAGCCGAAGATGTATCGCGCCTTTATCCGGCAGGTTTTACGGTAGTTGAGACCGATGTACTGCCAGACGGATTTGATATTTATGGGGGATGGCGTTTCATTAACGGGAAGGTAAAACCCGTACCTGTTGATTATCAGGCGAAAGCAGAAGAAACGCGGAAAAAATTACTTAATGATGCAGATAACAGAATCAGGGACTGGCGTACAGAATTAACGCTGGGAACTATCAGTGATGAAAATAAAGCGGTTTTGATTCTGTGGATGAATTATATCAATACGCTTAAATCACTGGATATCAGCAATGTAACAACTGAGGCGAAATATAAGGCCATTAAATGGCCGGAGGTACCGGATGTGGCGTGAAGCGCGTCTGGCTTTTACGGATTCCCTGGCTGCGCTGGATTGTTCCGTCGTTCCGGCGCATCCGTGGATTCACGGTCTGGGGCAGCAGACTGATAACGGGGCATACCTGAGTCCGGTCAATGCAATCCATTATCTGGCGGAAAGGCTGGCCGGAACGGGAGGCAATACCGATGTGGTGATCATGATGGTAACGGGACAGACCCATGAAAACTTCATGAAGGGGCTTAACAGCCTGGTGGATGTTTTCCCCGCGCCCGCATTCACCCAGGTTAGACGTCTGGCTGAGTCTGCGGCGACACTGGCTACTGAGAAAATGCAGATCCCCGCGAAAGCCGGGGCAGGACTGCCGGTTGCCATTCCGCTGTCCGTTCCGACCAGCAGGGCAGCGTTATCCGCTGCCGCTATCAGTGAGGCGCAGAAAGCGGCTGGCGCCGGATTCAGCCTGGACGGGATGAAACAACAGCTGGGGGAGTTTACGCAACTGCGTGACAGCCTGATTAACGATGTGGCCAGCGGCCTCGCTGATTTACAGGGGAAAAGCGCCAGGGCATGGGTATTTACGGCCAGTGGCGACACCGCCGCCACCCTGCTGGCGCTGGTACAGGACATTCCGCAGCCTTCAGCCGTTTATACTGCGGCAATCATGCTGGCCGGAAAAAATCTTGATGGAATAAGGGGCATGATTCATGACGTCGATCCCGACACTGGCGCTTAATGGTGAGGCCATTCTGCTGAAAAACATGCGCGTGACCGTTTCCCAGCAGTTTCAGGATAAAGACCAGTCCGGCCAGACCAGCGCGACCACCAAATCAGAGCAGGGGGCAAAGGGTAAAGAGCTGCGTATCAGCGGCGAAATTCCCTTTAAAAACCCGGAGATCCTGAAGCGTATTTTTGAACTGGCCAGCGCCACCGATGCAGACGGGAAACGCATGAAATACCGCGTTGCGCATGAGGTGGCCAGAGCGGTGAATTTTCGTGAGGCCACCTTCAGTGGAATGCTGGATGCGCCGCAGCAGGACGGAAAAATGGCCTGGCTGGTCACGTTCACCCTGGCGGAACATGTCAGCGTACAGGAGAAGCGGGAAGCCAGGGCAACCGGTAAAACAACGGCAAAAAAGCAGACGGCCAGCAGTACGGGACAATCCGGTGGCCAGAGTGCCGGAGAGGATGAAGAAAAACTGACGTGGTTTGAACGCAGGGTGCTGAAGCCCGTCAATGACGCTTTGGGTTAATGATGAAACCAGTAAAACGCCTTTACCTTTCAACGGATGAAATACACCTGGCTGACGCCAGTCTGGTGCTGGAGCTGAACAGCTGCGGACGTGGCTTTATTACGGCACAGACGACCACAGACTACACCGGCAAACTGGTACGGCTGGATGTGGGGTATTCCGGTTTACTTCTGCGCTGGTTTACCGGCTATGTGGAGCGCTCACAGCCTGCCGAAAACGGTTATCAGCGTCTGTTTGTCCGCGAGCTGGCTGGCGTGTTTGAGCGGATGTGGCCATGCTCATTTCAGCATCCCACACTGCGCGATGTGGCCGGATGGCTGGAGGAAAACAGCGGGATCAGCATTGCGGTACCGGATGTGCCGTACAGTGATAAACCGATCCCCCATTTCACCCATAACGGGACGGGATACCAGCTGCTGAATAACCTGGGCAGGGCATTCAGTATCACGGATTACATCTGGTATCCATTGCCGGATGGTTCGCTGTATGTCGGCGGCGCAGAAAAGGCGCTGTTTGCCGGACGCCCGGTAGAAATCCCGGCAGAGTTCAGCCAGGGAACGGCGGGCGGTAATTCCATGACATTGCCGGTGATCCAGAGTCTTCGTCCGGGCGTGGACGTGAACGGGGAACGCGTGATCAAAGTTCATCTGGCGAATGACACAATGACCATCACGTGGACACCACGGAACCGCGCCACAGGTCAGCCATTGCAGAAAACACCGGCGCAGCGTCAGATAGAAAGCCATTACCCGGAATTGGCTTCAGGTCTTCACCTGCCCAAACTGGCCAGGGTGGTGGCACCCAGCGAGGCCGTAAAAAGCGGTAATTTTGCCGACCCGTTCCGGCCACGGTACGCTGTTGACGTGCAGCTGCTTGACGCGGACGGCAACCCGGACAACCAGACGCCGGTATATTCCGCCGTACCGCTGCCAGTGCCAATGGCCGGTAACGATTCGGGAATGTTCCAGTTTCCACCGGAAGGAACGCTGGTAGAAGTGGCGTTTACGGGCGGCAGACCGGACAAGCCCTTTATCAGGCAGACGCTGCCGGATGGCACCAGTCTGCCGGACATTAAGCCCGGCGAACAGCTGCAACAGCAGCGCGCGGAAGTCTCGCAACGCGTGACACAGGCAGGAGACTGGGTACGCCAGACGGATCAGACCATCAGTGAAACATCGATGGCGCGGACGGTGAAAGCCGACACGGAACGACGAGAACTGGTCAGCCGTGAAACCACGGTGAAAGCCACGGATAAAATCACAGTACTGGGTACCGCCACGCTGATGGCCGGAGCCATACAGCAGGTCAGTGCTGGCGACTTCAGCCAGGCGGTAAAAGGAAACCGGCTGGCCAGTATTACAGGAAATGAAGAAACCGAAATCGCCGGGCAGCTGTCCACGAAAGTGGCCGGCTCCATGAATGTTGATGTGGGGGGAACCCTGACAGAAAAGATTGCCGCATTACGTAAATCTGTGGCGGCGGGCGGTCAGCAGATTATGGGGCCAACCGTGCATATCGGTAGCGAGGGCGTAAATACGCTAACTATGATGCTGGACACCATTGATTTACTGGCAGAGCTGGCGCAGCAGTGCGCGAGCCATTCGCACCCCAGTGTCGGTACGCCGACGAACGCGGGCGCATTTAACCAGACGGCAGCGAAGGCCGGACAGACCCGGAGCAAGTACCAGAACATCATCGCCTGATTCTCTCTTTTCAGCCCGCATAATGCGGGCTTTTTTATCCCCACTTTCAGACCGTATCAGACGCATTTTTAGCGTCGTTAATATCTGCCCCCGTTCATCCATTACCTCATTTGTTTCAGTGGCACAGCAAGCCGCTGCGGCTGTCTGTTGGCGACGAAATAACGGCGGAAGTGACGAAAACGGCGCTACACCGCACCCGCCTGCGGTTTTCGTGTTGAGAATGATTTCAGTTTTTCCGGTGGTACAAAACACATCGCCAGACCGTACCAATGCTGGAGGTTTGACGGCCGATCGCTAATTGAAATGTGTGAAACAGATTTCAAAGATTACAGTTTTTGTGCGATTACCGGCCGTGGGTGAAAAATGCCGGTGCCGGACTTCATGCGGGATTAACAGCGATTACGTGACTTTTTACGTAACAACCGCATCGGAATCACGTAAGGGCGGGGAAGTGCCCAGACCTTATATGACGCGCTCTGGCGCGGAATGGCAGTGAAATGCGGAACTGAAATACTTTGCACAGCCTGAACCATCGCCATACCTGCAATAACGTACACGCTCCAGTGCTCAAATCACTAACAGATAGATATACAAAACTACCAACAAATCAGGGGGATTTCTGACCAATCTGGGCATTTTCAAAATTTGATGGGGGGCATCGGAAAACCGTCACAAACGTCACAAGATTTAAAATTATTATCTATCTATATGATATTTAATAATAAATAAGCATATTTAAAACCATCACAAGAGCATCACAGAAGCATCACAGTGTGACGGTATTAAAACATCACAACTCTGTTTTATAACTCATTGAATTTATTGAGTGTGATGGTTTACGTTACGTTTTGTGATGGTTTTACCGTCACAACATTTATTGTTTAGAATCATTATGATAGGGTTTCTTTTTGTAAGGTGTGATGGTTGTGACGGTTTTCCGAGGGAGCTTCCAATATTATGTTATGCGATGTTTTTATTCTTTAACGGGGATTTAATATCTTGGTAAGAGAGAAAATGATGTAAGTTCTGTTAATATTTATACTGGCTACAAATATAGTATCCATATGGTATTAATAGTATGGTTATAATTTTTTATGATTAAAACTAAGGGACTAAAATGAAATTATCTCCAGCAGAATTAAAGTTAGAAAAGGATAAGGTGCAGGATAATAAATTCAATCAATATGTTAAACGTATAACACTAAAAAATGTCAGGGGATTTGATGAGGAAATTGTAGAGTTTAAAACCCCCGTAACTGCGCTTATTGGTACCAATGGCGGCGGGAAGTCGACGATATTAGGTGCTGTAGCCCTCGCTTATAAAAATGTTAAGCCAAGTAAATTTTTCCCTAAATCATTTTATGGCGACGATTCAATGAGTGATTGGGAGATTGGTTTTGAATTGATTGATAAGCCTATTTCAAAAGATAAAAACATTAACAGAACTGCAAAGTTCAAACAGATGAAATGGCGTAGAGATAGTTTTCCGGAGCGAAATGTTGTATATGTAGAAATACAACGAACAGTCCCTGCTGGTGAGCTAACTAAATTCAATAAGTTTTTATCTGGTGATTCAATTCAATTTGAAGTGAAAAACCTTAATCCTGATACAATAAAATATTGCACTGCAGTTTTGGATAAAAAAATAGAAGATTATAAATGTGTAATAAATAAGAATGATCCAACTTCTAGAATGTTTGTAGGCAAGGCGTTGAATGGTTCTGGTTATTCTCAGTTCCATTTTGGTGCAGGTGAAGCCTCAATAATAGATACTATTGATAGAATTGAAAATGCTACCGATAATTCTCTTATCTTGGTTGAAGAAATTGAGAATGGGTTGCATCCTGTCGCGGTAAGATTGTTTGTTAATTATTTGACAAATGTCGCGAAGCGAAAAAAACTGCAGATAATATTTACAACACATTCACAGGATGCAGTGAATGAGCTTGAGCCAGAAGCCGTTTGGGCCTCCATTAATAAAAAAGTTTGGAATGGTAAACTAAGCATTGAAAGTTTACGTGCTATTACGGGGCAGAAGGTAAATTCGAAGGTTATATATGTTGAAGATTCTTTTGCAAAAGAGTGGGTTGAGAATGCGATAGATAGATATCTTCCAAAATTAGCTTCAACAATAAAAGTTTATACGGCTGGCGGATATCCTAGTGTTGTTAAGGTTAGTCAATATCATAATGAGAACCCTACCATTAATTATCCTTCTATTGCCTTAGTTGATGGCGATATTAAAGGACGGCAGGGAACTAAGGAATTGCCTGAAAATGCAATGTTTATCGGGGACGACTATCCTGATGCTATAGTCTATCATTATATTGCTAAAAACATAGAAGAACATGCTTCAGTTTTAAGGCAAAGATGTTTGTTAACAAGATTTGATGCTGAAAAAATCAAGGCGGCTGTTGAAAGTGTAATGAATTCGGCATGTGATCATCATGTTTATTTTACTAGATTAAGTGATAAATTGGATTTTACATCTGAGTTGTTTATTAGGGCGGGTATGATAGATTTATTCAACGAGCACAACTCTGAGTTTTGGTCGCCAATCATGGACTTCATTAAAAAAGGATTGGATTGAATGGTTGAGAGTGAATTTATAAATATAGACTGGGATGATTTGTAAAGTCCGTACTACAATTTAATTAGAATTAAACTAATAAGATAAAGCCTCATTAGTCGAGGCTTTATCTTATATATGACCTTTTTCTTAACCTTATTTATTGTCTTGCTTTGGTGCAACAACCACTGATGCCAGTTTATCGATCAGACGTTCGCACGCTTCAACATCCTTCAGACTGCGCAATTTAACCTTTGCTATTTTAGGTTCATAGTCCCCGGTACAAAGATTCAATTCGATTTCAACATCGTTCCTGTTTAGCAATCCCATAATAACCCCTGCTAACTTCCTTGCCTGAGTGGCCACTTCAAAGATGAGATTAAGTCTATCCGGTGCATTGTTGGAAAAGCAAATAGTTTTACTAACGTCAAACCCGTTACTTTTGAAGTAATCTTGTATTGAAGCTGAAAGTTCAGGAGGGCAGGCAAGCCGAACGCCGGCCAGTTTTGAATGATGTAGTGGTGCTCCTTCTAACTCTTGCATTTTAGACTCCATATGAAAAAACCCCAGATTCGGGGTTTTTTGTTATCGATGTGGTCGATATGTGGACGTTGGTTGAAATAAATCCTTTTATTTCAGTGAGATACTGTGAAATAAAACGCGCCCGAAGG